GTCGCCACTGCCGCAACAGCAGCAGGCGTGTTGTCAGTCGCAGATCCAGAACCGCCGTCAGCAGCCTCATAATAAGTTGGCAAACCGTAACCAAGGTTGAGTGCCCCATTACCTCCCGTGCCACCGGCACCATTGGCGTTGTTTGCTGCGGTGTTGGCACCACCAGTGCCGCCTTTTGCCTTCCAGACAAAGAACTGCGAGTCGCCGCCTGCGCCGCCGGTCTGACCCGGCGAGGTTGCGTTTGCGCCTGCACCGTTGAGTGTGATCGCCGCAGAACCAACACCGGCAGTGCCAACGACCACCGTACACGATGCGGGCAGTGCCGCAGCCGGAACGATGACATCGACAAGACCGCCGCCGCCGCCGCCGCCAGAACCACCGTTTGCTCCAGAACCTACTGATGCCGTGCCCGATGCGCCTGCGCCGCCACCGCCGATGATAACGGCGCGCACCATGACAGCACCAGCCGGTTTTGTCCAAGTGGTCGTTCCCGTGGTCGAATATGTTTGAGTGTCAATAAGTGACAGTCCGGTCGGAATCAAAAGTGCCATCAGGAATCGTATTCCTCGATATAAGAAGTGGTTGCACTGGATGATGCGGCAATGGCTTTGATCTGTGCTGTAGTCTGAATCATCAACGCTTCGCCGGGGTTCAACAAAAATCCGTTGGTTGACGAAACCGTGCCTTGTCCAACATAGATTGCAACAGTGCCTTGATTGCGAACAATAATGCTTTTCCGAGTGTCACGGGACGCAGCAATCTGTACGCCACCAGATGTGGTGTCTACCGATACTTGTCCGTTTGCAATAGCGGTAGCACCTTGTTCGTTGACACGCTGCACCTGCACAGCGACCGAGTTGATCGTGCGTTCGTCGGTGCCGATGGTCGTGCCCGACCCGGCTGTGATCGCCACATTGTCAGCCACGATTTAGCCTCAGGCGGCGACGGTCAGACTGAGCGTAAGTTGTCCTGACGGAATGGTGTAGGTATCACCGGCGGTATAAGCATTAGCCGTGATCGTTCCTGAGCCGAGGAAGTTGCCGCCAGCAGAGTTATCCCACAGTGAGAAATGCGTGGCATCCTGCGAGCCGCTGATGTTTGTCCATGTGATGTCGGCATCAGAAGCAATTGCCCCGCCGGATGCAGTGGCAAACGATACGGACTTGCGAGTGGTCTCAGTTGCGGTGTTGGCCGTGCCGTTGGCACCGGGGTCACCTACATGAAGTTGAATGTAGGCAAGAGTGACGCTGAACGATGTTGCATTTCCGAGAGCGTCAAACCACTTGTTTGCCAAGTAGGTCGAAACACCAGTGCTCATTATTTCTCCTTAGATTCCAGAAGTGTCTACCCAAATCAGATTTGTGTTGATGGGTGGGGTATTGGAAACAATAACACCGGCTGGACCTTGTGGGCCACGCTCCCCTGCGGCGGCGATTGTAATGGAAGATGAGGCCGGTCCAACAACAATTTCCGGCACTACAACTTGTACGACAATTTCGTCAGGCACTTGTGGTCACTCCCGGTCGGAGTCTCATTTCTCCCCATACCTTGCGATAGCCGTCCACCCGGAGGTCATAGTGGTAGTTCTTGGGTGCTGCAAGGTTTACGGTGTCTGCTGCATCGAAATGGACTGCAATGCGTCCGTCTAGCGGGGTTACGTCAAGTGTGGAATCGACGCTGGTTTCGGTGAGGGTCAACAACACCGGATCAGCATAACCTTGTCTTACGCACAGTTTGATTGCGGCTCCGGTCAGGTCTACTGGGTCGCCGTTCTCGTCGTTGATGGTGACCACAAAGTCGTAACTGAATGCTTGGGCGGCAACAAAATTGAACTCAACGCCGTCAAGATCAATCGGAAGGGTGGTCATGCTACAACAGTATCAGAAACTAATGGCGCATTGCACGATGAGCAGTATTTCATTTCTTTTCGGTTTGGGTAAGAACATTTAGAGCAAGAGATAGAGATAGAAGAAAAGTAACTACTTGCATAACTTCTTGTCATAAGTTCTGTAAGTGCCCAAACAAGTGCGTCCAGTCTGTCGGGAGACTTTCCGTAGTCGGGAGTCCATGTTGTCAACTGGTTCTCCAGTTCGTGAAAACCGCTGCCTACATGGTGTATTCGTCCTTGTTCGTACATTGCCGAGATTGGTTCTGCACGGATGGCTTTGCCTTTGGTGGCCCGGACTTCTTTGATCGGGAGGAATGATCGGATGGTCTTTAGGGTTTGTGCAACCATGAGACCGCCTTGGTTGACCTCTACGACGATGGCATCTGCCTCAAACTTATCGTAAGCCTCGATAACTTTCTTAGCCCATTGGTCGGGGGTGCCTTTCATCGACCAGTCGGCCAGAACGTAGCCGTGATCGTCGGCGGTTCGGCAGGCAATAACGATTCCGGTTTCGTCGCCGTCCTGTGTGATTGATGGGTCTACTCCGACAACGATTCTGATGATGTCATCCGGCAACTGTTTTACACGGTTGTTGTCGATTATGTGAGAAGTCCACAAAGCGTTCTCAACATCTTCCAACAATTCGCCGTACAACTCTTGGCGACCCATTCGTGTACCGGCATAACGGGCCATCAACTCTGCAATAGCCGCCGGAGCCAGATTGTCTTTGTTGTCCATAGTTGATCCACGAGTGACCACTACCGAACCATCATCACGCTTCAATAAGTCACGAATAAGTGGCTTAGGTCGTGGTGTGGTGGTCACAATCGTCCGAGGATGCTTACCCAACCGCAAACCAAACTGCAACTGCGCCCACGAATCCTCATACTCAAACGCCCCCAACTCATCCACCCAAGCCCCATGATGCTGCGCCCCACGAAACCGCTCAGGCGTATCACCACTAAACAACTTGATCCGAGAACCATTACGCAAATGAATCTCACCAATAGACCTATTCCACGGATTCTTGTCCCGAAGCATCCCATAACGCTCCAGAATCGCCAACAAACCCGACTCCCCCTCCACACAAGTATCCCGAGCATCCGCAAACGTAGGAGCCACCACAGCCCAACGAGTATTCGGCTCACGAATAGCCTGCCACGCCAACCACTCAGCAGCCGTCCGAGTCTTACCCGCCCCACGACCAGCCATATACAACCAAACCATCCACTCCCCATCCGGCTCCAACTGCTCCGGCCTAGCCAACTCCTTCTCCCACCTAACCCGAGAAGCAGCAACCCGTGTCAACAACGAAGAACCCATAACCCACACAATAGCCGTATAACAGAAGAAATGGGAAACACAACACCAACAACCTGACTCTGACGTTTGTGCTGGTTGTAGCAAACATTTGCTAAGCAGTCAGGATCGTGGGTTAGGGTGGGAAGTGGCCCCCACCGGGGTCACATCCCAACCAACAACCCCGAGTGGCTACCAGTAGCCACCGGAGAACGGAGTCAAAGCCATGCCTACATTCACGACCACTCGGGCGGTCGATCGCCTGTGTGCGCTCGCAAGCCGTGAGTCGGCGTTGCGCGAGGAGGCCGACTGGCACCGGCCGGCCTACGCCGCGCTCGCTGCACAGGCCAAGCGCGACGGCCTCAGCGATCGCACCTTGGGTGCGCTGCTCGAAGATGCACACGCACCGATCAAGCGCACACAAGCCACCCGCGACGCGATCTGGGGAAACGCGTTCCTCACGGAACTAAACACGCTGGGAGTCAACCTGTACGACGACAACGACGTACACCTCCTCGCTCCGTATGTGGAGGACTGCAAGCGTGCGTCAAGCCTCACAAATCAGTATGTGAAGCAGGAGGGCAAGGATTCGCTCAGCAACCTGCGTGCCTACCTCGCTGACTGCGAAACACTCGCTGACGCGATCGCAACGCTTGACGGTCTGGTGTTCGAGGTCGACAAGAACGCTCGCCTTTGGGAGCAGGTCTGCAACGGTCTCGAAACGCTAGTGGGCGAAAATTTCGTCCCGGCCGACTGCGATACTGTCATCGAGGCGGTGCGTAATCTGCGGGCGATTGAGGGTCGCTGCTGATAGTCGGAAGCCCGGTGAAGCCCCCTACCTCGCGATGGGGTGGGGGGCTTTGCCGCGTTCGGGTTGCGGCGGTCGGGTGGCTACTGGTAGCCAGTCGGGTTTGCGTTTCCCGGTGTTGTAAGTCCGGGTTGGTAGCATCCTTGGTCTCGGGTTGTGCTTGGGGGCAGGAATGGTGCTAATCGGCACCTACAATTGAGAGGGGGGTTCCATGCGGGGACGCGTGAGTTTTCGGGTTGGGTTTCGATTTGTTCACCCAAGGTTTCCCGGCAAGAGTTTCCGGGTTGTTCGTGTCACCGAGTTAGGTGACGCGGTAGCGGTAGATCAGTCGGGGTGCCGACTGGTGGTGGAAGAACATGATTGGGCGGTTATTCGTCCGATCTGATGGGCAAGAGTTTTCGGGTAACCGGCTCTTGTGCGCTGCCCCGGAGTCTGTGGGGCTGAGTGGCTACTAGTAGCCAGAAAAAATGGTATCTCGCCGTGGTTGCTGAGTTTTCGGTGGGGGTGGTTATTTCGTAGCCGCACCCCACCCAAGGTTTGCCCACCTATGAACCGAACGGGCCAGCGTGAACGGTTGTATCAGAGTTCGATTCTCTGACACGCTGCTATCCCCAAATCCGGGGATATGGCTACCAGTAGCCACAAGTAAAGAAAGGGGCGATAATGCCCACACTCAACCAAATGCCAGTCACTTACCGTGATCTGGCTGCTGCGTTGGACGGGAAGATTTCCCGAATCATCGCACACAACACCACCGCCCACCAGCGGGACGGATTCATTCGGGTTTCCCTGCACGGCACCGGCATAGCGGATGTTTACGAGGACGGCACCGTGTGGATTACCGACGGCGGTTACGTCACGACCACCACATACGACCGGCTCAAGCGACTCGTAGCGCCTTTGGGTGCCACCGTGTTTCGTCGCAGCGGCACCGGCTACGTCCGATTCTTGGACGGCACCAGCAAGCCGATCGGGTGGGAGGGGGTGCAGGTATGAGACACACGATTAGTTGGGGGGTGATTATCTCGTAACCGCTACCCATCTACGGGTTCGCCCACCCATAAACCGAACGGGCGGCGCGCAGGGTTGGTCGATAGTGAGGGTTCAATTCCCTCAGCGCGCTCTGTCCCCACAAAGGGGACTTGACTAAAAGGAGACAACCCATGCCCAACTGGTGCTCAAACAAACTGACCGTACTTGGCGATAGGGCCGAGCGCGACAACTTCACTAACGGATTCCCCACCCCAACCGACGATGATAGCCCCATTGCGTTCATCATGAACTACATCCCAATGCCCGACGGCACCGAGAACTGGTACGACTGGTCATTGGAACATTGGGGCTGTAAATGGGGCGACTGCCATACCCAAATCGTTGAGGATGATGAGGATTCGATAGTGTTGACGTTCTATACCGCATGGACACCCCCCGAGGCGGCGATTCAGACCATCTCAGGGATGTTCCCCGAACTCGTGTTCACCCTCACCTACGACGAGCCGGGAATGTGCTTCCTCGGGACTTGCGTGTTCCGTAACGGCAAACTGGTGGCGCAGTCAGAGGCAAACTTTGAGAATGGCAGGTGAGAGGACTTGACTCCAGACAACCTGTTTGATTCCTACGACGACGACATAACCGATGACGTTCGGCTTGGTCTAGCAATCCCACCGAACTATCGTCATCGGGAAATAGGTCGCGCCATGTCAGCGGACGACTGGCGCGGGTTTCGGGAGCGCCGCCTACGTCGCCTCAACCTGCGCCTAACCAAGTTATTCAGAACCAACAACCGACTAGGCGACTAGTCAGAAAGCGAAACAACATGAGCATACACCCATCCACATGGCTGCTGTACGGCACCGCCGCCCGAGACCAGGACGAACAGGTCGCGATGTTCTTCTACGACCTCCAATCCTTGGGGGAGTTCGCAGAACATCTCCCCGGCTACTATCGGGTGATGCGGGTTTCCAACATCAGTTACGACGATCTGCGGATGTCGGAAGATCACGCATTTGGTGATCTGTTCTCCACCTGCGACGGATGCGACCGGGCATTTCTTCACGACGATCCCGGTCCCGATCATTGCCCCGATCACGGCGGTTGTCTGTCTCATTGCGGCTGCAATGAGGTAGACAGCCCGATCACGGCGGCGATACTCGCCCGTCTGAACAGCGCACTCGCATGGGAAACGTGCGAAGGGGGTGAATAATGCCGATGTATCAGATCGTCGGCGTGTGGATCGCTGTAGCCCTAGGGCTGTGGCTCATCCACCGAATCAACCACCACTAGTCACCAACCGAAAGGAGATACATGATAATTCATCGTTGCAGTTGCAAAGTCGAAGTCCGCGAAAACGGGCCGTTCATTCGGCAGCGCAACCACCGCAAGACAGAGCAAAGGCTCTACTCGTATCTACTCCGTCTTATGAATACGGAGTACGATCATTTCCCTCGCCGCCTAGACGGTAGGCACGAAACCAACCCGATTTGGGAGCGCGTTTACAGCGAATACTGCAATCAGTATGACCGCTATAGGAGCCTGCTCTCAGTGGAATGGGACGCGCTTGATGCGGCTCTGCCAGAAGAAATCAGATAACCACGGCTAGTCCACTAGTCACAACCAAAAGGAGACAACCAATGGGCGCACCCAAGCCCCGACCACTAGCAACAGTCACCCGAGTCACCACTGACAAGGTGCGAGTAACAACCACAGACGGCACAGAGTTCGCCATCACACGGGAACATCTGCACAACGGCTACCCAAGCGGAGGGCCAACCACCCTCTACCCCACCGAATTGGCGCAAGTCTCCACACGACTCGCCCGCCATTTCGACCTTGACTGGCAAGTCAAATACACAGACAGCAACGGCGAACCACAATGGCGACCCGTCGCAGAGCGAATCCAGTTCATCTGGTCTTCCGTACACAACCATCTACCCATCTCTCGGAGCGTGAATATCTCGCGCTCCGAGAACCAGCAGCAACACAACCAGCAGGTGACTAGTTCGACTAGTCACACAACACAAAAGGAGACAACCGAAATGGGTTCCATCGAACAGATCATTCAGGACTTGATTGATCTGCGACTCGCCGGACACCGACCGGCAATGGACGAGGACGCAATCCGCAACCTCGTAGCGGAGGCAGTCGCAGGCATCAAACCGCCACGCATCGAAATCAAGGTGAACGAACAGGTCAAGGTGCTGGACAAGCACACCCACCCGATGTTCGGACAGGTGCTGTCCGCTCTCACCGTCGCTCGCCAATCAACCAAGTGGCCGTACCTTGTCGGTCCCTCCGGAACAGGCAAGTCCACAATGGCTGAACATCTGGCCGAGGCCTTGGACGTACCGTTCCACACTGTGTCAATGTCGGCAGACAAGATGATGCACGACCTCATCGGATTCGTGTCCCCCGTCAATCACTCCTACAAGGAGCAGCCGCTCGTCACCCTCATGCGTAACGGGGGCGTCGGCCTGATAGACGAGATCGACAAGGCGCACTCATCCATCCTCCCCGGCATGAATGGTGCGCTCGCACAGGGATACATCACCCTGCCAACCGGCGAACGAATGAAGATCAGCGACCGTTTCTACTTTGTCGCCGGGGCCAACACCTACGGCACCGGACCCGACGCACAGTACGTCGGGTCGTCACAGATAGATGCGGCCACCCTCAACAGGTTCGTCCGAATCCCAATCGACTACGACCGCACCTACGAACAGGCCCGAGCGTGTGCAGTGTTGGGCGAACGGAACGGCACCCTCTGGTGTGTCGCAATTGAGAAGATGCGTGCCAACCGGGACAAGCACCGGATCGACACCATCATCTCCACCCGAGATGTTGTCGGCGTGCCACATCTCGTCGCAACCGGCACCATCACCCCCGAGCAGGCGGTTGAGTGGACAATCGTCGGCAACCTCAAGGAAGACCACCGCAACCGACTCATGGAAGGAGTTGATCTGTCATGCCTGTCATCCGTGAAGAAGTAGCCGCAGACGGCACCAAGCGGGTCGTCACCCGCTACGACTCGCTGCGCGACCTTGCTGATTGCGGCGAGGATACCGTCGGCTCGTCCAAGAAGACCGATAACCCTTTCTGGTCCGGCACGCCCAGTTGGAAGGCGGCTAGGAAACTAGCCGAATCCGGCTGGACTACCGGCGGCGCAACCTTGGACACAACCTTGGACCGCATTCGACCTGCTGTCGGGGACGCAATCGCAGTCCAGTCACGCATGGCGTTCGTCCATACACCGAACGTCCCCGGTGCGCTCAACATCGGACGATACGCAGCAGGCGACCCCCGCTGTCTCATCAGTCCCGTGTTCACATCCAAGGTGCCCATCGTCAAGATCGCAGTCCCGGCCATCTGGCAAGCCACCCTAACGGCCGACTCCATTCTGCAATATGGTGCAGTAGCAGCAGCAGTGTGCGAAGTGCTCATGGCGGCAGGCTACGGCGTAGAGGTCAACGCTGTCGCCGGATGGGACCGCCGCGATGGGTCGTTCGATGTGAGCGAAGTTGTGCTCAAACATTCCACCGAACAGTTAGATGTAGAAGACATTGCGTTCGGCATAGCGCACCCATCCATGTCCCGCCGATTCATCTTTGCGAGCGGCGAGTCTCGTCCGCACAGCAGAGAAATCCACTGCTACAAAGGCGGCGGGTACGGCGGGTACCATCAGTGGTCGGGCACCAACCCGCAGATCACCGGAGGCATGGGCGATATCGACCTCACCCCAATGTCGTCCATCAGCAACGCATCCAACAGTAACGTGTTGCAGCGAGGCATCGACATTGCGCTCGCAGCCATCGCAGTCTGGAAGTCACGATGACCCGACCGAATCAACTCAACCGATCCCGACAGGACCGTGCCCTGCACATTCTTATGATGCACACCGGCACATCACCCGTCCCCATGTTCGCTGTGCTCGCAGCAATCCGCGAGCGATGCGGCGACGACGGCATTGACCAACGCACCGTGCGTCTGGCAGTCAGTCGTCAACTAATAACCCTCACGCCCATTGTGCGAGGGAGCAAGACGTTCCCTGCTGTGCAACTCACCGCAGCCGGGATCGCATTCATCAACTCAATAACCCACAAGGGAGAACCATCATGTCAGCAATGAATATGCAAGCAATCCTCACCTCTGCTGGAGACAGAGGCTATATGGTCATCGTAAAAGACATGACCGACGGCCCCCTCCCCTATCCCGAAGGCACCCCGTATCAAGTGTTGGGTGCAATCCTGACCGGCGACGGCAGTCTGGACTACAACTTTCAGCCGTTCATCACATGGATGCCGACATTCATCGAAGCAGCGCAAGCGTTCTCCAAGATGGTCGCCGTCGCAGCACTCATGTACGACCCCGAGGAGGAGTTCGCACTCGCACAGGAGGACGACGAGTGAGCATCACTATCGACGGGAACCGTGAGATCAAACGCTGGTCCGTCAAGGAGGAGCGTGCGTTCGACAGTGTTGTCGCAGCACGAATCATGTTGGAGATGATTGGCCGAGACATTGCTTACAACGCATCGTCCGGTGAGGCCGTCCGGTTCAGTCCGCTTGTCCGTGCGGTGCGTGTGTTGCAACGTGCGGAACGACGTTGGCGTTGGGCGGTGTCCCGGCGTGAATGGTGGGAGACACACCTAGAGAACGGAGAACAACAATGAGAGACAATCTTCCCCCCGGAGTCAGCGAACGCCACATTCCGGGCAGCGCACCCGAGATGGTGCAGGTCGATGAAGACCATGCCCACTTCTGATGTGTGCGGGTGGGGACGAGGCTTCCCAACTCGTCCCCACCCGACCCCTGTCGAACGGACGTTGGTAGGGTGTGTATATCCTACCGGGCGGGAGTGAGTCGTGCAACACAGAGAAGTGATCGTCAAGACCGAAACTGTTGATATCAACAAAGTGCAGCCGCATCCACGTAATGTGCGACAGGGTGATATTGGTGCGATCATTGAGTCGATCAAGACGCACGGTCTGTATCGACCGCTTGTTGTGCAGCAGTCCACCGGATACATCCTCGCCGGGAATCACACTTGGCAGGCCTGCAAACGTCTGCGTATGAAACAGGTGTGGGTTACTTGGGTTGATGTAGATAGCGATACCGCTATTCGCATTCTGTTGTGTGATAACCGCCTCAGCGACATTGCATCCTACGATGACAGCGAGTTAGCGCATCTGTTGGAAGCACTTATTACTACACCCGATAAGTTGTTAGGCACAGGCTATGACGCTGATGATCTTGACTCACTAATCAAACTTATCGACCAGCCACAAGTAACAGAGGTAGAGAAAGAGAAAGAGAAAGAAGTAAGATCAAGAACCTTTACCTGTCCAGAGTGCGGCCATGAGTTCTAAGAAACTGACGAAGCAAGAAGTCACGGACATCATCGCCTACTTGCAGCGTGTCGTACCCCGAGGACAAGAAGATGCCGACTATCTGTATCGGCTGATGAAATTGTTGGAAGCAATGCTTGACAACCGTTAGACAACCCGTTACCCTCAAACCATTCCCACAACTGGAGCAACACAACCATGATTATCCTGAATCAAGTAGACCGTGAAGCGGTAGAGGAAGCCTGCGCCACAATGGGTGCGGCAATCACCGAATACTCCGGTCGTGCCATGTACGGACGCGAATGTTTGGCGTTCGTCATTGACGGCATCGAAGAACTGGTGCAAGTCTTTGTCTTCCTCGCTGACCGCAACCATTTCGCTGCCCGCAAACTGGCAGACGCACTGAGCACCGACGACATGGGGCGACGCATCGTCGCCTACTTCCCGCCCATCTCATTCGCCGGGTTCACCGAGTCCGACGACAACGACTGAAAGAAGGAACCACAATGGCATACGCCCGAACCTACAACGAAATCCTGACCAAGCCCGATCCGCTCATCACAATGATGCAGAAAGGGAACGTCCTAGAGGTCCGCACCCGTTACACCTTTGATATCAGGCACAACCCCGTGCTGGTGGATGTGGATACCAACATGGACCCGTTCTACGGGCCGACATGGATGCGTCTGCTTGTTCACTGCATCGAAACCAACGTGGCCGATCCCGGCATCATCATGTTCGGCGGCTACGAGGTCGATCCGAACGACGGCACCCAAACCGACTACCAGTTTGTGTCTTGCACAACGAGCGAATATCGGTTGGTGACCGATCTTGGCTGACCGTTGGGTGTGCCCCGCCTGTGGCAACGCAATCACCCTGTTCGTCCCGGTGTTGGAGCCGCCGCACTGCGCCAGCAACAAGCACCTGAAGCACGGCTACCGCATGGTGTTGCAAGAATCTGAACCAGCACCTACACTGTCTAACGGGAAGGAGGTCTGACATGGCCGACACCGAACACGACGAACCGACATGGGTCACCCTTGTCCACCGACTGAGGTCCATTGGCGAACAGTACGGTCAAGACACCGAGGTCGGCTGGCTAGTCAACCTAGCCGCAGACCAGATCGTCAACGACAACCAGAAGATTGCCCGACTGGAAGTATGACCCGAGCATACAAACCCGAGATCATCGACAAGGAACGCAAGGCTCTAGAACTACGCAGAGCAGGCGTGGCTTACGATGTGATCGCACAGAACCTTGGGTACACCGGAGCATCCGGCGCATGGACCGCCGTACAACGTGCGCTCAAACGCACACTGCGCGAAGCAGGAGCAGAGCAAGTACGGGACCAAGAACTTGATCGGCTAGACCGGATGCAACAAGCAGTGTGGGGACGCGCCCTACAGGGCGACCTGCCTGCCGTCGGCACCGTCCTCCGCATCATGGAACGCCGTGCCAAAATGCTGGGACTGGACGCACCCGTCACAGCCAACATCCAAGTCGAACACTTGGACGGCAACAGCATAGACGCAGAGGTGCAACGCCTCATCGCCGCCCTCGCAGACAACACACCCGTCAAACAACTACCGACACCAATCATTGATGCGGAGATCATCGAAGATGAATCGACCAACAACCTGTCCTGACTGCGGTGTCTATGTAGGAAACTCGCTGGACGTACACAACATACTCGTCCACCAATCCGTGACCCGACTAGCCCAACCCCCGGCGAAAGAACCACGACGCACCCCCCGTCCGTCCGGTTCCCGTCGGGTCACACCAAACCCGAACAACCAATAAGGAGAACCCTTGGCAACCGTCAAGAAACCCGAACACGGCAGCATCGAATGGCTGACGATCCGCAAGTCCGACGACAACGGACGCATCCGATTCGGGGCCAGCGAAGCCCCCACCCTAATGGGCGCAAACCCGTACCAGACAATCGCTGACCTCGCCCTCAACAAATGGGCACCGACAGAAGTGTCGGAACAGAACGATGCAATGCTGCGGGGCAACGTCTTGGAACCGGCCCTTGTCACCTACGCCGCACAGTTGATAGATCAACCAGTCATAACGCCGGACGTTATGTACGCCAACGGTCGGCTGATCGCCACCCTTGACGGTCTGTCACAGGACGGCAGTGTCATCGTGGAAGCCAAGACCACCACCTCATACAGCAGCGACGACGACATCCCCGCCGCCTATTATTGGCAAGCCGTCGCCCAACTGTTCTGCTGCCCGTCCGCAGACCGGGTGCTGGTCGTAGTTCTGGACAAACGGATGCGGCTCGGATCATGGATTGTGGACAGCAACAACGACACCGTGATCTCCGACATGGCACATCTCGCAGACCAAGCCGACACCGTGGGCCAATACCTTGACCGACGGGAGATGCCCCCCGATGCCGGGGTGAAAGAGCGGCACATTATTGCCATGTACCCGGAACCCGGCGGCAGCGTCGAACTGGACAGCGAAGGCGTGTTCGTCCTGCGGTCTTGGATCGCCGCCACGGAAGCCCGCAAGA